AAGAAATACTCCGGGTCGAACGAAATAAATATTTTGCGGCAGTCGCTAACGATCCCAGTCGGACGAAGTCCGTGGCCTTGGGAATGATGTGGACCGCAGCCGAGAAGTTGGCTCGCGAGGGAGAGCACGACAAAGCGGCGCAGGCGCTGGAACGCCTGGCCAAAGTAGAAGGGTGGGCAGGAAATGAAGCAAACGTCAATATATTCTCTGGTCTCACTGCTAGGGACCTTGCAGAAGCTAGAGAAAGAATTAGTAAATCTACGGGAGGAACTGCTAAAGGAAGCAGTAAACCTGACCCCTTGGCCAACTGAAGAGAACGAGGACTACATTAAGGCAGAGGCTGTCCTAGATGGGACTCATGTCTACAAATGATCCTCTACAGTCCTTGAGTCGTTTTGGCCGCGAAGAGCAACTTGCGATCCTAAACGCCATTGAGGACAAGCGGCGCAAAGAAACTTTTATTAAGTACTGGGAACCCCAGCCGCAACAAAAAGCACATTTCCCCAAATTCACCAAGGACATCAAAATATTTGGCGTTCTTGGGGGCAATCGCTCAGGTAAAACCGAAGAGGGTGCTTTTATTACGGTGGCCTGGGCTCTTGGGAAAGAATTCTTCTTAGGCGAACCTGCCTACGAATGGATCAAGGACCTACCAATCCCAGAACCCCCGTGTAATATCTGGGTGGTGGGCCTTGATTACGGGCTGCTCAAGAATGTTATCTGGCAGGAAAAGCTTCGAACTGGGCGCCAACATCCACCTTTGCTCCCTAGGGATCCTGAAGTCATTACCAAAGTCATTGATGGTGAGTTTCAAGTCTACTTCGCGAATGGCTCGATTCTTACCGGTAAGTCAGCTGACGCTGGTAGGGAGAAATTTCAGGGCGCTTCCATCGATCTCGCGTGGATTGACGAAGAATGTGAATCTGACGTCTTTGATGAAATCTATCAGCGGACCGCCGATTGCGCAGGAAAAATCCTACTAACGCTAACACCCCTGGTAGATATCGCAAGTGGCGTTAGAACCCCTTGGGTCTTCGATCTCTACGAAGAGATGAAGCAAGGACGCAAGGATATTGCATTTGTTAAGCTCTCAGTCTTGGACAATCCATATGTCCCGGCTGATGAAAAAGAAAAACTTGTTGATAAATGGGGAGGACATTTCGAGGAGTCTGCCAGATTGTATGGAGACTTCATCCAACGAAGTGGACTTGTATACAACCTCTGGGATCCTGCCATCCACGTGGTTGATCCAATTAAAATTCCTCGGGACTGGCGAAGAATTGTCTCAATTGATCCCGCCGCTACAGGCACTACTGCAGCGCTTTGGGCTGCTGTGGAGCCCGGGAATAACAATCTCCATCTGTACAGAGAATACTACGAGTCTAACAGAGTAGTTTCGGAACACGCGAAGAGCCTGTTGCTCCAAAACGGAGGCGAACCAATTGACATTTGGTTGCTCGATCCAAAGTGGGGCTCGCAACGCAATAACGAAACGCACAAAACTGGACTCCAGCTTTATAGAGAAAACGGAATCCCGGCGCGATCGGCTTCGGTTAACTACGAAGACTATGGTCTCAACGCCGCTCGTGAATACATATCGGCCAATCTTGATAGTAGTCCACGGCATCCCAAAGTATTTGTCCATAAGGGGCTTAAACACTTTCAATTTGAAATCACTCATTATGTCTGGGATACATTTGGCAAAGGGCAAATGCGTGGTTTGAGCAAAGATAAACCAATGAAACGCGATGACCACCTTATGAATGCGTTTCAGTATTTATGTTGTTTACATCCAGCAGGACGTAAGTCAGGAGCTTACATTCGCGATGAGGCAGGCAAAAAGCAGCAAGCCACTATCAACAGTTATACTTAATGATATCATCCGTGTAATTGTAACCATTATCTTTTCCGCAGCAACACTATATCTGGCTGCGCAGGTTTATCATCTTTAAGGAGTAAAATGAACAAATACCTTCCAGTCGCAGTGACCGTCGTGGCGACTATCGCGGCTGCAATCTTTACCCCCGCATTTATCTCTGCGCATCCCGGGCTCTTCGCCGGCCTCAATGCCGCAGCGCAGCTTTTGCACGCGGCTCTGCCGAGTGTGTTTAGTCAGACCACACCCACGCCTGCTAGCTAAGGAGAACTTATGAAGAAGAAACTACTTGGTCTGGTGCTTATCGGAACACTAGGCTTTGCTACAGCTTGTAGCACATCGTGGCTTACCACATTCGAAGACTACGTTAAGATCGCAGGACCGATCCTAACGGAGATCCTTGGGATTGTGTCAGAAGTCAACGGCACCCCGGTTAATTCTCAGCTTGTGGCAAAGATCTCCTCGGATTCTGCGGCAGTAACTTCGCTGGCACAATCCATTAGCACCGCTGCTGCCGAGAATGTTCAGGGCACTTGTGCACAATTTAACCTGGCTGTATCTACCTTAGACAGTGATCTTAGTTCGATTGAACAACTGGCTAATGTTGGTACGCATACTTCTCAGGAAATTGCAGCTTCACTAGGTATCGCACAAGCCGTTTTTGCTCAAATTGAAGCCCCAATCGCTGCTTGCCAATCAGCAACCTCTAATGCAGCTGCGGTCCGTGCAGTCAAAACCACCTTATCCAAAGGCAATGTTCCATCCCCGCAGAACCTCGTTCAGGCTTTCGATGCAATCGTTGGACCTAAACACCAAGTTCATTTGCACGGCAAATTCGTGCAATATGGTTCCTTCGATCGTCTTCAGTGATGATATTTAAGAGCACGGAAGAGGAATTATGCCTTCTGCGCGAACAAGTAAAGCTCCTCAAAGAAATTGCCGAAGAGCTCAAACCCAAACTAGCTTCAATAAAAATTGCGTTTCAAAGGAATAACTTAATGGCTGAAGGACCCGTAACACTAACAGTAGGACAAGTAACGGTCGCGAGCGTCGATGGATATGATCAGAATGGCGCGCCTTTTACTGGCACGATTCCTACTCCGGTCTGGTCGATTGATAATGCGGCGCTAGATTCGATTGCCGCAGATTCTAACAATGCGGCCAACGAAGACGTAACGTCTCTCGCTGCCGGAACTGCGAATCTGACCGCTACTGTAACTACGGCGGCTGGAACTACCCTAACGGACACTGAAACTATTACAAATCTGGCGGAAGCTCCGGTGCTTTCGAGCATCAAGATTAACTTCGCCACTCCGACCGGTGTCTAATGAACGTTAAGCAGATCCTCGATCGCGGGATTCAAGAAACCCAATACAAGGATGAAAGTTATTCTTATACTGGAGTCCGCGATTTCAAAGAGGAGAAGCCTGAAATTCTGAAGTTGGGGCCGAAAGGCCCCAGCAACAGACCTCGCACCAAATCTTCACAGAACAACAGTTACTCATGATTGTAGCATCCCCTACAATAAAATAAAGCAAAGGATAACACAACATGGCTATTGCAGCGCAGAACGTAGTCTGGGCCACTGGTGGTCCGGATTTCACAAATCAAGTGGTTGCTTTCGGCGGGCGCGATCAGACCGAACTTGCATATCACGGATATCTTTCTTTTACAGGAGATGGCTCTAGTACCTCGGTTACCATTCAGTGGATCGACGGCACGCAGACTCCATTCTTCACACAGGCGAATCCGCCCACAGCGGTGGCTCCCAAGGCTGTATTGCTTGGACCATTGAATACGCCTAGCGGCACCACAACCACGATGTCGTTTAACGTAAGCGCGCTTACTTCAACTGGCGCTACGTTGACTTCGAGCGCGGCTTTTCCTGCCGTGGCTTGTATCATCCCGCTAATTGTATTTCCTTATGCCACTTAATGCTAACATTGCAGGCGGGGGGCTTCGGCCCCTTCGCCTCGCTCCACTAAGAGGGCTCGTTATGGAACAGCAAAAGAAGTGCAGTGGAGAGCATGATATTTATGTACCTGAGGTCTTCTATGTACAACAAGAAGGCAAGGTCGTAGTAGTCACAGTATGCAGGGCGTGCGACACAGTAAACTTTCATCAGCATCAAATCGCCGACCCACATCACTCCGCTGAAGCTCTTAAAACCGTAAAGGAAAAATAAAATGAGCTACAATGTTCGAGATGATAATGCGATATTCGGCCCGAGTGCGGCAGTCGAACTGCTCAACGGAGCCTCTGCTTCAACAATTGCAAGACTCCAGGTAATGGAGCCGGTTGGGATTTTTGGAGCTATCGGTACAGGTGGCACTAACCCTAACTTTGCTGCTAGTACTTATTACACTGTTTGGATTAGTCCTCCGTTGCCTTCTGTCGCTGGGGGGACTGTACCCCTTGGTGGCAAGGTCCAAGTGGCGGGCGTACAAATCTTCTATAGTACCGCAGCCTCTGGTGCGGCCACGCTCTTCATTGAGAATTGCGCTGCAGGCACCGCTAATGGATCTGGCGTGAATATTCTTAGCGCCACTAACTACGCTTTGAATACCGCGCTAACCGCCGCCAATACCCCTCAATCCTTGGCCCTTAATAGCAACGTTGACAACCTTCAAGTGGCAGAAAACAGCCGTATCAACATTTACACAGGCTCTACTTCGACTGCAGGCCTCGCTGATTTGACTGTTGCAATTTATTTGATCAGGTATTAATATGAGCGATCCGCATCCTTTACAGCCCGGTGACCGTGCACCTGATCTCTCCGATTATAATTTCAGCAATGAAGCTGATCGGCGAACCCAGGAAACCTACAAAGTAAAATCCAACCCGATGTACTATCACGGGCAGTTCCCTGCTTCGGACCAAGCTCAAGCCGAGCTTGGTCGGAAG